TATGGAGGTAGAAGTATAGTGGGGGATTCCAGTCTACGACAACTAGTCAAGGTGCTGCGACAGCAGTACCCGTACACCGCACCGGGTGACCTTTACCCAAGCGGTAGCCAGTTTGAATTCCTGTGGAACATGGCTATCCGAGAGGGACGGGAGCAAGTGATCCGCCACATTGCGGAACTGTCCGGTGAACCTCAGTCTTTTCCTGTACCGGAGAATCCAGTCGATGTGTTTGGCCCCGAAGATCGAAGCGCCGCCGACGCCGCCGCCCGCTCCAGCCGCGATGCAGGCTCCGCAGCCTACGGCGAAGAGAGCTAGGCGCGGAGAAGCTAAGGCAGAGCAGGTAGACACGCAGCGTGGCGGCATCCTTAATAGGTTCCGGCTCCAAATCCCTGGACTGAATACTTAATATGCAATCCCTAGCCGAAACGTATAGGCACCTAGAACGATTTCGTTCAGAGTTTCTGGAGCGAGCTTATCGCTCTGCCACCCTGACGATTCCTTCTGTTCTTCCGCGTGAGGGGCTAGGTCGTGACCGTCTACCGCAGAACTACCAAAGCGTGGGGGCTCGCGGGGTCAACAACCTATCAGCTAAGATTGGTTTGACCCTGTTCCCCACGCAACTGCCGTTCTTCCGGCTGGCGATTGACCCCTACCTCAAGAGGGAGATCGCTAACAAGAACCCGGAGAACTCAGTCAAGAGTATCCAAGAAACGCAGGCGCAGATTGATAAGAACCTAGGTCTCATTGAAGAGACAGCTAGGATCGAGTTCGAGACTGGTGGCTGGAGACCTGTCATGGCTGAGGCCATGCGCCATCTTATCGTAACAGGTAACGGTTGCGTACTGAAGACTGGTGCGGGTATCCAGTTTATTGATCTGCGTAAGTTTGTAGTCAAGCGGGACCCGGAAGGTAACGTCGTTAAAGTTATCATCCACCAGAAGATTGACCGGACCCGCGCATCGCAGCTTGTGCCGCAGGGGTTCGATCTGCCTGACGGTCCCCCTGACATTGACGATGTGTACGGCACTTCGGACGAGGACTCAGTGTCCATGTACACCGGGGCCATGCTGATGCCTGATGGTCGCTATAAGTTCTATCAGGAAATTGATGGGCAGGTTATTAACCAGCCCCGCATGTACACTAAGGAGAAGCTTCCTATTATTGTTCTCCGGTTCACTGCTGTGAGCGGTGAGAACTATGCTTCCTCTTACGTTGAGGAGCTTGACGGGGATCTACTGGCCCTAGAAATGCTGTCGCGCAGCATGACTGAGGCGAGTCTTGTTGCAGCTAAGACTCTTATCCTTGTCCGGCCCGGCGCTGCGATCCACCCCCGCACGGTGGCGACCTCACCTAACGGAGCGGTCAAGCAGGGCAACCCTGAGGATGTGGGTGCGTTCCGACTTGACAAGGGAGCAGACTTCGCGGTCGCTGAAAGGCGAGCCGTAGCTATTGAGCAGCGACTTCAGCTTGCGTTCCTCATTACGTTCCAGCGTCAGGCTGAGCGAGTGACGGCGGAAGAGGTGCGGTCTGTAATTCAAGAACTTGAAGACGGTCTTGGTGGTGTGTTCTCTAGTCTTGCGGAGAACGTGCAGAAACCTATCGTTGATAACATTCTAGCTGATGTGCTGGCCCGCCAAAATGTACCGAAGCTACCGAAGGAGATTACTCCTATCGTCTCTACTGGACTTGATGCAATTACGCGCGGACAGATGGCAGCTAAACTTATGCAGGCAGGAGGCATTGCACAGCAAGTGCTTGGCCCGGAGTCGGCAGTGTCTGCTATGGACCCGCGAGCAACGCTAGTCCAGATCTTTACTTCTGTTGGCCTTGATGCTGACGCTCTTCTTAAGTCGCCTGAACAACTGCAACAAGAGCAGCAGCAGGCGCAAATGATGGCCCTTGCCGAGAGGGCCGCTCCTAATGTTGTCAACGCTGTCGCGTCTAACCAGCAACCCCAAGCCTAATGCCTAACCCTGTTTCCCTTACATCCACCGCGGACGGCACCATTAACCTTGGAGCCAACGCTGTTCCGGTGTTCCTTGTTTTCGGTGACTCGACCTGTTCTGGCTCTGTCGGTGGGCACGTAGATAAAGGCGCGAAGACGCACGACGGAAACCTTGCGTTTACGTCCAAGGTTCACCCGTACCCCAAAGCGTTTTCTGGTCCGGGCTACCTAGATACAAAGACCGCTGGTGGTGCTACAACATTCCTATTCAAGTATTGGGATCAGGGTCTCTCTAAAGCCAAGACAGTGCAGTGGCAAGGCGGCACTAGCTACAGCGTAGACGACACTGTGTGGGTTACGGCTGATCTTGACCGCAACTACTACCGCTGCATCGCCGCTCATACGGGAAAGCAGCCCGGCACCGCCAGCGACTGGGAGGAGTATTGGACTAAGACTACCAAGTGGATGAGCGATGAGCGGCTGGCTTCAGTGTATGGCGCTCGGGGGTCTGGTAGGTATTACAGTAACGGTGCAGCAGGTGCAGACTCCGACAAGTTTGTGGCGGGTCTCTGTGATGCTCGCACCGCACACACGGCCACGGGTCCTGACCCGGCAGATGCGGGGTGGGGTGCAGCAAGTTTTGCTGACATGCACCCGTACATGGGTTTCGCAGCTAACAGGTTCTACCCGCTGGATCAAAACGCGCCTAGCTTTGACACGGAACTACGCGACAATAGCTTCCTTTGGACGTTTGGGCAGTGGATGCTTTACAACCCGTCCATTCAAGGTGGTCCGGTTGGGGGAGTTTTCCGCAATGGAACTGCAAACAATAACTTTACTCAACCCCACTACGTTCACTTCGCAGTGTCTGGTGCTGCGGCCCACGAACTGACGGTCGGCAGTGTGCGCCGGACCTCGTTCTCGCCGGATTACGCGGCCCCGGCTGAAGATACTTCTGCTCCCGGTCAACCGAACAATGCGGATCAGGTGTCTGCTTACCAACAGTGGAACGATATGTACCTGAAGCCTGCGATGGATGCGCTTCAAGGTGCTGGCAAGAAACCTTACATTGCTGGCATGATTGTGGCACTGGGCTCAAAGGATTGCAGCAGGCTGTACAACACTACGCAGGCTCAGTTCCTCAACAACCCGAATGGAACTAGCCCTGCCAGTAACGTTGGCCCGGAGCTTGTTAAGATTACGGGTGCCATCAAGACGGCGCTTGGCATCACCAACGTGCCGACCATCTATCTAGACATTCTTCAGACTGATACCAATAACCCACCCACGGACTCTAAAGACTACGGACGGATTGGCCGTAAGAGTCTCGCTGACGCCATCGCAGGTGACCCGTATTCTGTGGTGAAGCGTCTGTTCTACAAGGGTAGCGTTAACACTGTCCGCATCGGCAGTGACAACGTTCACCTCAGCGCCACCGCCATTGACCAGCTTGGCTATGAGCTAGGCGACCTTTACTGGAGCACCTTTGTTGATAAGGGACTCCAAGTTGAAGAAGTTACCGCAACTGTCAGCAGAATTACCGCCTCTTAATTATGAGTGAATCCAGCAGCAAAGTCACGATTGAATCTACGGAGCAGGCTACTGAAGGCGCGGAGGTGGTACAGGAACAGCCTGTCGCCCCTGCGCCTGTGGCGGACGCCCCGGTCGAAGATGTTACTACCCTTAAAGTAGAAAATAAGCCTAACAAAACTGTTGAGCAGTTCTTTGAAAACGACTACGGCCGTATCATGGATTCTGTTATTGCAAACGACGGTAAGTTTACCGAAGAACTCTATAAAGAGTTTGAAAGTAACGGGCACAGCCGAGTAGTGGCGGATCGACTGCTTGCTGCGGAGATGGCAATGGCTGAACTCCGCACGCAGAAGGTTATTAACCAAGTCGGCGGACCTCAAGTTGCTGAAAAGGCTCTTGCTTGGGCAGCGCAGAACCTTACGGAGGCGCAGAAGGTGGCGATTAACAATCAGCTACAGTCCACCGACGTTGAGATTGCTGCGATGGCGATGCAGTCGCTTATTGCTCAGTCTGGGGCAGAGACAGGTATTGTTTCTGCGGACAGTGGTGGCGTCATGACGGACTACTTCGAGGATGAAGAGTCTTTCCAAGAGGCTTTGCGTGATACGAGCCGCATGAACGACCCGGCGTACCGCAATAAGGTTATGGCAAAGTTGGATCGTTCAATTCAAATGGGTTACATTCAACCGGGATCGTAGTATGGTTAGACTTGTTGTTGTAGCGTTGTGCGTGGCTACGCTTATTGTAAGCTGCGTCATGCCTGGAGACCTTGAGGCTTTCGGGGCAGTACAGCGCGAAGCTTTGGTCCGCTTCCAGCAAATTGAAGACGAGCGTCAGGACGAAATTAAGCAGATCCTTGCTGACAACCAACGCTCACAAGACCAAAAGATCGAAGACCTTGAAACTGTGCAGGCTGACGCCAAGCAGAAGATTGAGGATCTTGTCGATCAGACCGGGATGTCGGCTGAAGCCATCGTAGACTCAATCCGCGAGCGCACGACCGCCATCCTCCAAGCCAGCAAGTCGTCTCCGATTACTGGCAATCCCCTACTAGACCTCTTGCTCGCCGGGATTCTTGGCGGCGCAAGTGTACCTGCTGCTAGTGGTGCCGCTCGTCGGTTCCGCCAGCAGCCTCTACCCCCTTCTACCTGAGAGAGGCTCAGGTATTTTACTATGACTAATCTTGATGATAACGCCATTACGTCGGCGTTCTTGCTGGATAACAAAATCCGGGTCATGGAAGTTGCCGAGGTTACGTATGCCGATGATGTGACTACCACGGCAGGCACTGGCACGATTCGTTTTGCCTACGAAAAGGCGAGCAGCGATGCTTCCACCTTCCATGTGGGCGTTCGCCCTGCTGCGTCTGCCGCTGGTGTGTTCACCACTGGGCAGTTCGTGAAGTGCTTCCGCGACAACTCGTCGTCTGTCGCTGCGGTTGACCCGGGCACGCTAGGCACCGAAGTGGTTACTGACCATGAAATGACCATTGATGGCGTTACCTATGTCTACGTGACCTTTACCATTGACGGCGTGGAGTCTGGCTCTGGCGCTTACCAGCTTGTCATTGACACCGAAGGCGCTGGCGAAGTTAACCTGTTCGGCCTTCAGATCGAGCTTAACTGATATTTGAGTACGGCACCCCGTACAGGCCCCTGACCAACAGCACCTCCGCTACGGTGGATCAAGGTGAGGACGTTGAACGGACAGCCTCTAGGGTTCTGGGCTCTAAGCTCACAATTCTTTCCTTTCAACTGATACCTTAATACTATGGTTTCTCAAATTGATCCGACGGCTGTCGGTCAGAATCAACTTTCCGGACCCAAGGAGGCGCTATTCCTTAAGATGTATAGCGGTCGGGTCCTCGATACCTTCCAAACGAAAAACGTTATGGAAGGCATGGTCGATGTGCAAACGATTTCCTCAGGGAAATCATTTACCTTTCCAGTTGTGGGCCGCGCTGAGGCGAAATACCACCTCAGGGGCGAAAACATGCTGGACCCCGCGAACGGTTATCTGAACCAGATTCAGATGGCCGAGCGTGAGATCTTCATCGACCGCCCGCTCGTTTCAGCTAGAACTACTGATGATTGGGATGACATGATTAATCATTGGGAAGCCGCTTCCCGTCTCGCTGAAGAGCAAGGCAACGCCCTTGCCCGTAAGCGCGACAAGCAGCTTCTGCAACTGATTCACATTGCGTCTCAGACGGACCCGGCCCTCGACACGTCGCTGGAGCCTTTGGGTTCTGGTAGCGTGGAGAAGGGTGGCACCATTAGCGCCACCACCGCTGGCGGCACTGCGTGGGGCTTTGCCAACAAGACGGCTGCTGAGTCGGTTATCAAGACTATCGGCGCTGCTGCTGCTCGCATGGCTGAGCGTAACGTTCCGATGGAGGAAATCTATGTTGCCATGACGCCGCAAGATTACTTCGCGGCGCTCACGGTCGAAGACTCGCCCTTCATCAAGTACGAGACCAACAAGAACGGCCCGAACGGAGATGTCAGCGACAAGACGGCGATCAACCGCATCGCTGGCTTCAAGATCTTCTACACCAACCACCTGCCCCAAGCCGCTGTCGGTAGCGAAGCAGGTACGTTTGGTGAGAATTACTCTGACAGTGCCGCGGGTCGTGACTTCACCGCGGTGAAGGCGCTGGCGTTCCACAAGTCTTGCATCGGCTCTGTGCGCCGTCAGGGTCTGACGACCTCGCGCACCCGTAAGGAAGAGATCCTGGGCGACCTGATCCTTTCTTACTTTGTCGAGGGTCACGGTGTTCTGCGCCCTGAGTGCGCGATCACGCTGACCACCTGATATAGTTCCTGCCTTTGGTAGGAGCTTCGCTGCTGACTCGGCGGGCTGGAGTTTCGGCTTCAGCCCGCCACTACATTTATAGGATATGGCTTCACGACTGACTGAACTTGAGGCAGTTAACCTCATTCTCGCATCATCGGACATGATGCCTGTTACGACGATTGCGGCAGGTACTACCGCTGAAGCAACCCTAGCTGTACAGCAGCTTGATACGTGCCACCGAGAAGTTCTTAACGAAGGCTGGCACTGGAACACAGAGTACGAAGTGTCTCTTGAGGCAGCGGAACTCACGAACAAGGTAGCCATTCCGACTACAATGCTGCGCTTCGACCCGCGAGAAGTGCCGTACTACATTGCACGCGGTCGTTTCATTTACGACCGACTTAACAAAACGGAAGCTATCGGTGAAGCCGTTAAAGGTACGGCGATTTACTTCATTGAGTGGGACGATCTTCTCGAAGAAGTTAAGACGTACATCACCAAGAAGGCTGCGCGGCGGTTCCACCAGTACCACGTTGGAACTGACGACTCTCTTCAATCACTTATCATGGATGAGCGTGAGGCTCGCCGCCTAATCCTTGACGGCGATCTTGATGCAGGGGCGTACAGCATGTTCGACTCGCCTGACATGCACGCTGGTCTTAGCGGAGGCTCTGTCTACACGGGTAGTGCAGCGTTCTTCGGCAACGATCCGTTTAAGTCAAGGGACTCTTCATGACCAGCACACAGATTTCTAAAAATATTCTAGGTGGTCTTAGCCAGCAGCCTGAAGAGACCCGCCTACTTAACCAAGCCCGCGAATGCGAGAACGCTTACCTTAGTCCGCTGGACGGTGCGGCTAAGCGAATGCCGTCGCAACATGTTGCCTCCATTACGGGTTCAGGCAAGCTTGACCGATTCATCTTTACTATGGATCGGGACGATGAGCAATATCTTATCATGTGCGGCGGGGGCACAGTCCGCATTTTTGATGCGGACGGGGACGAAGTGCCTGTCCGTGACACCGAAAACGCAGCGGGCGGCTACGCTCTGCAAACGGTAGCAGGTAGTGCTGGTGAATACTTCGGCGCTCTTGGAACTTACGCCGCAGGACGCGACGACTTGCGAGCGGCTGTCGTTGTAGATACTGCTTTCGTTGTCAATCGCAACGTCATCGTGGCCGAGGAAGTAGGTCCGACGCGAGTATCTTGGGACGTACCCAAAAGAACTGCTGGTGTGTTTATTCGGCAGTTCAACTGGGGAACCTCGGTTACCATTAAGATCAAGGTTGCCAACCCCGGCGGCACTCCGAAAGAGTCGGTGTTTAAATACAGCACTGGTACGAACAAGATTACCTATGCTCTAGGTCCAGCAGCGGAGAACGACTATCCTAGAACTTGGGTTCAGTTTAATCATGACCCCGTTGTTGATGGATGGATTCTTGAAACTGACATGTCTAGCGGCAGTTCAGTGTTTCAAGAAGCCGAGCCGTTTGTCGATTCGAGCCAAATGCTCTTTGCTGATCCTGCTAGTGGCGTCCAAGCCGACGTTGCGGATTTTGGCGTAGGAGCGTTTGCCTTTGATCCGGCAACGCGGGTGGCTAAGCTGATTCAAGGAAGCTCGACCGCCGACCTTTATTTCGGCATTGTGCCGCCTGCTGCTCTGGTAAGCGCTAACACGAGTAAATTTACTAACACCGAACCAAAAGTTCAAGTTAACCGCAGCTACCCCATCAATACAGAGTTTGTCTGCCACACCCTGCGTGAGCAGATCGAAGCCCGCGGCACCGCTACAACGGGAATCGACACTGTCACCCCCGCACTTCGGACGGGTGGCTCGTCATTCCTAATCGAAACTGAACAAGACATTCTTGAGTTCAGCGTCACCGACAGCGTGGGCAACACCTACGCCACGGGCTGGACTTCGGAAGTGGAAGACATCACGGACCTGCCGCTAGAGTTCCGCCACGGTGCTCTAGTGTACGTGTCTGGCCTGGAAGGTGTGCGTGACGCAGGCTACTGGGTTCGGTTCTCGTCCGACAAGTGGGCCGAAGAGACAGAGCGGGACTTTGACCAGTTCAATAACCCAGACTACGTTTCGCACTTTGGCCCCGGACTGTGGCTAGAGGCTGCGCTACCGGAGGCGGGTAAGGGAAAGCTCACGAAGTCTACCATGCCTGTCATGATTCGACGCTCTGTCGATGATAACCTTGGGACGTACACTAGCAACGCTGACAGCATTTTCTTCGACGTTCGCTTTACGGACGAGTGGGGTGAGCGCACTGTTGGCTCAACTAAAAACAACAAAGCGCCATCGTTTGTCGGGAAAAAGCTGCAAGAGATCTTTTACTGGCAAGGCCGTCTAGGCTTCACCAGTGAAGCTAACGTCTGCATGTCGCAGACGGGAGAGCTATACAACTTCTGGCGCACTACGCAACTGTCAGTGCCTGACGATGAGCGTATTGATGTGGCGTCCACGGAGGGCGGCGGAAGGGTTATCAACTACGTGGTGCCCATGAACGAGCGCCTACTGGCGTTTACCCAAGACAGTCAGATTGCCCTAGGTAGCCGATCCGGCGTGCTAAGCCCGCGCACCATTGAAGCTCCGCTTGTCTCTAGGTTTGAAGGTTTGACTGATGGACCGCCCGTGCCGTTTGGTCGCTCCATCATGATGCCCTACCGCAACGCGGCGTATGTAGGGATCAGGGAGCTTATACCCTTTGGCGACCTAAATGATTTTGCCCCTGTTGATCTGACGCAAAACGTTCCGCGACTCATCCCACAAAATGAGAGCGTTCGCATCGTTACTAACCCGAACGATAGCATTGCTTTCGTCCACTCGGCGGCTGACCCTAACACGCTGTACTGCTTTAAGTATCTAAAGCAGTCCGATACTGAGTACAGCTTTGCTGCTTGGAATAAGTGGACGTTTACCGGAGAAGTACAGGATATGGTGATGCTCAACGAGACGCTGTACCTTGTTATGTTCTACGAAAACGGGGCCGAGAACGGCACGGCACTCGAAAAGATTGAGTTTGGTCCCGGCCAGACTGACGAAGATTCAGATCTCTTAATGCATTTGGACCGTAAGAAGTATTTCGGTGGTTCAGGTGGTGGAATTACCGTAACCTTTACTCCGGACAACCCCTCCTACGGCAATCAAGACACAACTACGTACACGTTTTCCACGGCGGCTGTATACGACCCCGACACTAGCCCCACTATCACGGCAGTCACAGCCGTGGATGGTGCCATTGAACCGGGCACTGAACTTACTGTTCTAGACCGCGGCTCTAACTCTATCATTGTGCGTGGCGTACCAACTAACACAAAAGTTTGGTTCGGTGTTCCCTACACGTTTAAGTGGTCAGCTAACCGAGTGCTGCCCCGCACTCAGGACGGCACACCTACCCGCGGAAGACGCACAGTAAACTCAGAAGCTAGAGTGTCGTTTGATCGCTCGCGCTACTTTCAAGTCGTGTTGGATCATAAAGCAGGTAGCAGCTATACTACTACCTTCAGCAACGACGAGAGCAGTTCCATTGGAATCGGACCTGTCGAAGGCTTTGATAGCGAAGACATTGACAGCATCAAGTCCGGCACCGTTCGGGTTCCGCTGCATGGAGCCGCGCACAACCTGCGGATGTCCATTACGAACGACAGTCCGTTCCCCTCCAACATCACAGGCATTGAATGGGTGTCAACGCAGAACCGACAGTCAGGCGTTTCCGGGGTCTTCTAATGGAGCCCGCGCACCCAGATGATGGGTATGCGCTAGGACCGTCGCTGCGTCAGCATGACCTTGAGGAGCTACGGCTGTGCTGGAATGGCACAGAAGATCCAGGGCTTCTTCTGTCTAAGTCTATCGAGACTTCAGAGTATTCGTTTGTCATCAGTACGGAGGAGGACAAGGTGATCCATGCCGTATGGGGTCACGGTAACTGGCTGTCCGGTAACGTGCGGTCTGGTTTGGCCTACGTGTGGCTGCTTGCGGACGACAACCTGTTTGAAAAGTACGGTTGGGCAATGACTGCCTATGCTCGCAGGTACATCTTCCCACTTCTAGACGAGCTTTACGGCGTGTATGGTAACTTTGTAATGTCTAAAAACCTTGTACACTGCCGCTGGTTGCTGCGCTCTGGGTTTAGACGCGCCGCCCACTCATATATTAACGACGAGAAGTTCTCTCTTTACTTGCGTTACGGCAACAATTATCCACACAGGAGGTCCGCGAATGTGTAGTCCCACTGCAATGGCAATGGCTATGGGGGGAAATTCCCTTCTTGGTGCCATGTCTGAGCGTAGCGCGATTAAGCAGACGAACCGCGCAAACCAAGAGATTGCGAAAAGAAACGTTGCTGCTGCTTCAGAAGCAATGATTAACTCTATGCGTATGCTTGGGCAGCGTGAGTCCCAAGAAGACTACGCGACTGGGCAGCAGATGCGCGAGGCGGCGGCTGAGGCGTACTACGCCCAAGGTGGTAGCCGCGCGAGCCAAGCAGCGGCGGGCGTGGAAGGCGGGTCTATGCAGGATTTGAACCAAGAGGTGCGTATGGTGGAAACGCTGCGGTACGCATCCATCGCCAAGCAGCGTGAGTTCACGCAGCAAGACCTCGAAAACCAGAAACTGGCTGAACGCGCACAGACACAAGGTCGTATTAATGCAGCGCAGCCTACACCGATTCCAATGCCCAACATGCTGGGCACTCTTCTCAACGTCGGCACCTCCGCAGCGACAGGCTACATGTCTGGTGTGGGGTACGGTGAAGGCGGTCAACGAATTAACGCATTCACAGGTAAGCCCCTAACGTAGTATGGCAAGACAAGATCCTCAAAGGCTAAGGCCCTTTATGGTGCAGCCGACCGTCAGGCCCTTGGAGACGTTTACGCCTACGTCCAACGCTATCCAAAGGACAGAAGGCTATGAGTCGGCGGCACCAGAAGTAGACAAGTTTCTACAGACTATTGCAGATCTTGCCCGCACCGAGCAAAAGGCAGAGAACAAAAGAGTCTCTGAGGTTGCGACTAAAATTGGAGTCCGAGTTGCTGCGGGCGAAGATTTCAATAAGGTTGTAGCTGAGTACGTGGATAGCGGTAAGACGCCGCGGCAGCTACGTGCGGACCTAGCAAAGGCGTCTACCGTTGGGGACCTGTCCAAGCTTGACAATGACTTCTTTGTTCGCAGCTTTGAAGAAGCTGTTGTGCGGGGACGCGCTGCTGAGGCTCAGGCAGGTATTATGTCACGCCTACCTGAGGTCATTGAATCTATTGAGCAGCAGCTTGCGTTCCCTGACGCCAGTACCATCATGACGGGTGGTGAGTGGGCGGCGATGGCTGCGGACCAGAAGCTTGCACAGATCCTAGAGAGCGAGCAGAATGACTTCTTCGGTGGCCTCTCTGAGTACGGCCAGACTTTAGGTACGCAGCTTCTATCGGAGACCGTCGCCAAGGCGCGGGCTGCGGCAACATCGGAGGTAGAGACGCGGGCGTCGGCAAAGATTGTCGAGGGTAAATCTTCCGCCGCCTTCTTGGCTCTAAGTGATGTGACATCAAAGCTAACGGCTGACGGTAACGAGGATCTAGATATCGACGAGTCTGTTGGTATCTTGTCTACGGAGTTGACTCAGTGGTGGGACGGCACGCTAGAGACGGGGACGCCGGAAGAGCGCAGAGAGGCGCTGCTTAACCTCTATAGCGCGATGAGTCGGCAGATCCAGATTGATGTCAAAGACTTCGACGATCAGGAAGAAGCTCTAGCGGCACTGCGAGACACGTTCCTTGAGGCTAAGTCAGGCTCTGGGAACAAGATCTTCTCTGAGGGCAGCGCAGCTATGGTAAAGGTGCTAGAGAAGTCGGACGCCTTTATTGATGAAACGCGGCGAGAAAAGGCTTACGCGGGTCAAGGCGACAACGAACAAAATGAAAAAGCCGCCCAACTTATTCTTGAGGCGTCTATGGGTACTGACTGGTATCACGTGCGCCCAGACGATCAAACGCCTGAGCAACGAGACAGGCAGCGTGAGTACATCGAAGACATCATGCAGGAAGACCCGGCTTTGGGTTACCGCTTTGAGACGATGGTTGGGAATCACCATAGCCGCCTTGCGCGAGACGATTCTGGTAGCGAAGATCGGACTCAAGCTAACAACTTGGCTAGGGTGAAAGGTAACGCGCTCGAAGCCTACGAAATGGGCTTGAGAGGTGAATCATTTGAGGAGATAGAGAAGTTTGTTAATACTAACTTCCGGCCCGATGATCGCCCGGAGGCAATAAAGATAATTACGGACCAAGCTTACAAGCGTAGAGATGAGCGAACTGTAGTTACTAACAGAAACGCGCTCCTGTCTGCTATCTCGATGGCACAAAAGGGTACGCTGATTACTCCTTTCATCCTCAAGGACCCTGATGAGCAAGTTGAAATCACGCAAGACGCCCACAAAATTCTTGCGGAGTTTATGGGGGGCAGTCTTCGATCGATTGAAAAGCGGCATGAAGCGGGGGAGATTTCGACTGTTGAGATGCGAGAACAAATCGCGCAAAGTCTACAGAAGCTTGTCGAAGCAGACGCCCCAGTTCAACTAGACGTTTTGGCTGCAACTGACCAAGAAGAAATTAGAACAGAAACTGAGGAGGTAATTGCTGAAAGGGCGCAAGTACCTAGCGGGCGTCTAGTCTTTACAGGTATAGAACGCAACGAGCTTGCTCGTAGAAAAAATTCGTCGGTTCTGCGCGCAGTTAGAGATCTAGAAGATTATGAAATTAGTGGTCCAATTCTAGAGCCGACAGGTGAGACCGCCGAGGGTGAGCCCACGGGTACACGCATCACAGAGGTCCAGTACGGAGGACGCGCTCTAGACTCTGTTTACCTTCAAGCCGCTCACATTAGCCGCCTTCTGTTTGGAACTGATTACCAACCAAAGGCAGGCGACTACGGTAAAGGTGCAAAAACAAAAGATCGTTTTGATGACGCATACCTCAATCAACGTAAGATCGGCTCAAAGTTTGTACAACAACATCGCGAGCAACTTTATAATTTCATTGAAGATGAGATCCTGCTCAACATTGTTAATGAGCAAAGTGTTTATGACGACACTTACGGATTCTTTAGCCCTGAGATGCAGGGGCAATTGGAAAGGACTCTCGTCAATCTAATCCCTAAGCAACCGTTTCTAGCAGGGCAACTTGCTTATTCGGGTAGGGGGCATCTTGAAACGCTGTTCAAGGATAAGGGACTTGCTGAGGTAATCCGAGAGAACCCTTCACGATTCCCAAATCTCAAAGTTGGGGCCTTTGAAGGTCGGCCTGACGCTATCTCTTACGACATCAGTAAAATGCCGATTACG